GTATATCTCTACTGCAACATTAAATTCATCAACTACGGTTTATCCAGGAGATAGCACAGGAGGACAAGTTCCTGATTCTGGTCAATATACTCAAGGTGGTGGAGCATTAGTAAAACCAAATCCAAGTACTTCAGTTGCATCAGGTGTTGCAATTGTGGACTTTGCAGATTTATCATTTACTGGTGTAACATTGACAGCTAGAGGTGCATTAATCTATAATACTTCATCGTCAAATAAGGCGGTTGCAGTATTAGATTTTGGTTCAGACAAAACAGCAACATCAGGAACTTTTACAATTCAGTTTCCAGCTTTTACAACTTCAGCAGCTATTCTAAGAATCGGCAACGCGTAGGAGATAATTTCCTATGGCCAATATTGGATGGAATGCCGATTTACCTTGGGGTAGTAATAACTGGGGAGATCTTGCAGACGTTAACGTAACTGTCTCTGGAAATAATTTAACCGCATCTCAAGGTGATGTTAGTATCACTGCAGAAGTTAATCAAGGATGGGGAAGACTTGCTTGGGGAGCAAATGACTGGGGAACTTTTGGTTTATCCGTTGATGTTTCTTTAACAGGTCAACAAGTTAATATTGCATTAGGAAACGAAAGTGTTGATGTAAGTGTATCTCCTTCTGTCACAGGTCAACAATTAAACTGGTCTATTGGAGCAGTTGATCCAAATCCTGACGAATCTTTAGATGGTCAACAAGTTAATATTGGACTTGGTCAAGAAATTATTACAGGAGATGCTAATTTAAGTGTAACAGGAAATGCCTTAACTATTGCTTCTGGTACCGCGACTCTAGATGCAAATACTATTTCAAGTCCTACAGGTCAACAATTAAACTGGTCTATTGGAACTGTATTAGTCGGTGCTAAAGTTACTGTAGATGTAACAGGAAATGGTATATCTGTAGCAGAAGGTAATGTGGATCCTAGTCCAGACGTATCTCTTACAGGGCAACAAATAAATATAACTTCAGGAACAGCTGTTTTAGATGCAAATACAATAGCAAGTGTAACTGGCCAACAATTAAATATTTCTACAGGAACGGTAACTTTTACTATTAGTGCTGACGTTTCTACTACTGGAAATCAAGTAAATATAGCTCTTGGAAATGAAGTAGCTCAAGTGTGGACAATTGTTGACACAGGAACAACAGTAACTTATAGTCAAGTTTCTGTCGGATCTAGTGTCAGTTGGAATGACATTGACACAGCCGCATAATATGGTAAAAATTAATAATATAAGGAATTTAAAATATGGCATCTAGTTATTCAACAGATCTAAGATTAGAGTTAATGGTCACCGGTGAAAAAGCTGGACTTTGGGGTGACATTACAAATACAAATTTAGTTATTCTTCAACAAGCGATTGCTGGCTATGAATCCGTCGCTGTCAATAATACAACAGGAGTAACATTAGCATTTTCTAACGGTGCAATATCTAATGGAAAAAATGCAACAATAGAATTAACCGGTACATTAGCAACTACATCAGTTGATGTTATTGTTCCCGATGGAATTGAAAAAACATATAACATTAAAGATTCAATTGATCATGCAAGTAAAAATGTAAGAGTTAAAACTGCTTCAGGAACAGGTGTTCAAATCGCAGAAGGAAATTCTTATGTTTTATATTCTGATGGAACCAATGTGAAAAAAATTTCAGAAGAAAAAAATTGGAGAGCTTTATCAGCAGCAGAAACAGTACAAGAAGGTGCAGCTATTTTAGCTAATACAAATGGTGGCGCTGTTACTATTACTTTACCTCCTTCTCCTTCTACAGGAGCGGAAGTTTCTTTTATTGATCAAGGATATGATTTTAACACAAACGCGTTGACTGTTGGAAGAAATGGTTCTAATATAGCAAACGCAGCTGCAGATTTAACAGTAAACACACAAGGTGCTGGTTTCACATTAGTGTATTCTGGTGATGCAACAACAGGCTGGACGTATAAGGAGAAATAATAGATGGCTAACTACGAAGCAACTAGATATGATTTTGACGGAGCAAACCTTACGGGTATTGAAGGTACAGCTACAGGTACTATTTTACCTTGGTCATCAAGTTCACTTCCAACAGGATTTTTAGAATGTGATGGTACAGCTGTTTCAAGATCAACTTACTCTGCATTATTTGCAGTCATCGGTACAACTTATGGAGTTGGAGATGGTTCAACTACTTTTAATTTACCTGATCTTCAAGACAATGTTCCAATTGGAAAATCTGGAACTAAAAATTTAGGTTCCACAGGAGGAGCGAACACAGTAGCTTCATCAGGTAATGTAGCTGGTTCAACAGCGAATGCAACTTTATCAACTCCTCAGATAGCATCTCACTCACACCCAGGTGGAGCAAGTCCTGGAGGTAATTTTCAACCTGGAAATGCTCCAGTAGCAAGCGTTGGTAGCACTGGTAGTGCAGGAGGTGGCGGTGGTCACTCTCATAATATGAGTGCAAACTTTACTGGTGATGCAACATCAGTTTTACAACCTTATTTAACTTTACTTTATATAATTAAAACATAGGAGAATTTATGGCAACTTTTTCAGATTGGACAGTAGTTTTTGAAGATAAAAGTATAAGAAATCAATCTTTAGGAATTGATTACATAATTAATGATGATGCATTTTGGAATGATGAAAAATGGTCTAATGTTTGGGCAATTCAATACAAAGATAATAATCATGATTATAAAGATTCTGTAGAATATAGAGACGAAACTCCACATGCTTCTTGGACTTCCTCTGGATTAGGAGACTTTAGATCTCAATTTGTCTCTAAATGGGATGCTAGTCATCTGGCTCAATTACAAGCTAATTGGGACGCTGACCCAAGAACAGAAGCTGAAAAAGGCGCAAGACCTACTTCTTACTCTTCTTACTAGACATTTATACAATTTATTATAAATTGTATTTAAAATGAAAATAGAAGAAGCTATTGTTGAATTAAATAATTTAATAGATAAATCCTTTTGTAAGGATTTAATTGCTTACATCGATTATAAAGCAAAAAATAAAATGTCTACTGTAGTTGGAATAAACGAAGACATTAGAAACGTACAAGGCTATACGTTAGGCAAAAACCTTATTTCTGATCAAGTTTATTTTAAACATATTCAAAGTGAAATAACTCATGTTTATTCTCATTATAAATTTAAATTTCCTCAAATTAGCACTTCATATTTAACTCAAATAGATTTATTAAAATATAGTCCTGGTGGCAAATACGAAATGCATACAGATTATTTTCCTACACAAAGAACATTGACTGTTATTTTAAATTTAAACGATGAGTATGAAGGCGGTGATTTTATTTTTTACCAACAAAATGGTAAAGAAGAGATGAAAAGAATTAAATGCAAAACAGGAACTATTATATTTTTCCCAAGTAATTTTTTATTTCCTCACAAAGTAGAGGCCATTACAAAAGGAATTCGTTATAGTGTTGTATCATGGCTAATATAAAAGAATATAAATATAAATTAATTAAAAATTTTTTTTCAAAAGAAGAATTAAATATATTGAAACTATACTGCAAAAATAAACTTGATGACACATGGCAGTGCGATCTTCAAAGTCCTTTAGCTCCTTCTTGGTATAAAGATGCATTAATGAATACATTATTAGAATTAAAAATACCTCTGATGGAAAAAGAAACTGGTTTAAAACTTTTTAAGACTTATGCTTTTTGGAGATACTATGTGTATGGTTCAATATTAAAGGATCATAAAGATAGACCTTCTTGTGAAGTATCTGTTACAGCATGTATACATAAAACAGATAACTGGCCAATACATATGGAAGGTAATTGGATAGAAATAGAAGAAGGAGATGCTGTAGTATATCTAGGCATTGAACTAGAACATGGAAGAAAACCTTTTGAAGGAGACGGCTGTGCTCAAGTATTTATGCATTATGTAGACGTTCACGGTGAATACAGTGACTTTAAAGATGATAATGAATACGCTATAAAAGAATGGGAAAAAAATAATGGAAAATAAAAAAAGACATGCAGAAATTAATAACCATATTGGTATTTACGATGGATACGTCACTGATGCAGAATGTGATAAAGCAATTACTTACTATCAAAAAAAAGATTCTTTAAACCAATCCTACAATAGACTTCAGGCTGAAAATTGTTCTTTCACTATTAAAAGTGATACTTCAATTGATTTAGATGAACGAGAAGTAAAAGTTTGGTTTAAAGAAATGAAACCGTTGTTGGTTAATTTTGATACGGCTTTACGACATTATCAAGATACAACGGGTGCGTTAAGTGCTTATGGAGTAGAACAATTTGAGTATACAACTATTAAAATTCAAAAAACATTACCTACTCAAGGATATCATGTTTGGCATGTAGAACATTCCCCTGGCTATGATAACTCAAGAAGAGCTTTAGTATTTACTATTTATCTAAACGATGTCGAAAACGGAGGTGAAACAGAGTTTCTTAACCAATCTGTACGAGTAAAACCTGTTAAAGGTAGATGTGTTATTTGGCCAGCTGCATTTCCTTATGTGCACAGAGGTAATCCTCCGCTACAAGGAGAAAAATATATTATGACTTCTTGGCTGATGCTACCGAATTAAAACTGATTCTTCCTTATATTTCTACGTTGTACTTTAACAAAAGTACCTATATAATGCAAGACATGCCATTAAAACTTTTAAATATTAGACCAGGCTTTAACAAGCAATTTACCGCATCAGGAGCTGAAGGACAGTGGATTGACGGGGATAATGTACGTTTTCGTTATGGACTACCGGAAAAAATAGGTGGTTGGCAATCTTTAGTTAACAGTTCTTTAATAGGAGCAGCAAGAGCTCAACACACATGGACCGATTTAGAAGGAAGAAGATACGCAGCTATTGGAACTAATAAATTATTAGTTGTTTATTATGAAGGTGCGTTTTATGATATTACCCCTATTGATACAACCAAATCTCAAACAAGTTGCGATATAACTACTACTAATGGTTCAACAACGGTTACTATTACATCTCCAGCGCCTCATGGTTTATCAATAGGAGATTTAATTACATTTGAGAATGCAGGATCTTTTACCTCTCCAGATACTGATTATACAGCAACTGATTTTGATGATGTGGTATTTGAAATTAAAACAGTTCCAACTAGCGATACTTTTACGATTACGATGCCAACTGCAGAAACAGGGACAGGGGCAACCAATGATGGTACTTTAGATTCACTTCCTTATGTATTTGTTGGTCCAGCAATTGAAACGTATGGATACGGATGGGGTGTTCTTACTTGGGGACTTGATACTTGGGGAACAGAAAGATCTTCAAGTGATTTAACTATTGAAGCTGGAAGCTGGTCTTTAGATAATTATGGACAGAAATTAATTGCAACCATTCAAGCAGGAAAAACATTTGAATGGGATCCAATTGCAGTATCAGGATCTGCATTACAAACAAGAGCAACGGTTTTATCAGGAGCTCCAACTAAATCATATATGACGATTGTATCCGATAGAGATAGACATTTATTTCATATGGGAACCGAAACTACGATTAATACTACATCTACTTATAATAGAATGTTCATTCGTTTTTCCAATCAAGAAGATCCAGAAGTATATACACCAACTGCTACCAATACAGCAGGAACGTTTCAATTAGATGCAGGGAGTAAAATTGTTGGAGCGGTTAATGCAAAAGATTATTTATTGGTATTAACTGATACGGCTGCGTTTGCTTTACAATTTGTAGGGCCACCTTATGTATTTTCTTTACGTCAAGTGGGAAGTAATTGTGGTTTAATAGGAAAACATGCGGTTACCTATTCCAATGGTATTACTTATTGGATGTCTAATGAAGGTGGGTTTTTTGCTTACGATGGTACCGTTAAATCTATTCCTTGTTTAGTAGAAGATTTTATATTTAATAATAACAACAATACGGTTGGACTTAATTATGATGCT